GTATTCTTTTTAATAGAACCTAATACTGCATCAATACCAAGAGCTTCTGGTACATAATAGTCTGTTAAATAATTAGTAAAACTATGATAAACATTACAGCTTTGATACTTTTTAAGACTAGCATCTACTAGATATCCTACCTGACGAGTAGCATTAGCACCAAGACTTCTATAGATGTCTAACACAAAATTATTAGTATTATCACTTAGGTTATAAACAGTTGATGCATTCAAACTTCTTAATCAAGCTTTTCAAATAATAAATGTTTTATCATCTATTGGTAGATAGTAATATGTCTTATTAGCTGCATCTCCTTCTATATAACTTTCATCATTATTTAGAGTCACACGGGTATATTTATATGTTGTAGTTCCTGAAATAACTGATCTAGTTCAGATAGCACCATATAAACTTTTTAACTGATTATGGGTTTTTCTATTTCCTACAGCAGCACTTTTATTTGAAGAGTTGTTACTTGGGATCTCAATATAATTTTTTGGCACCTGCTTAAATGGATTTTCTCCGGCATTCTCAGCTGCTTTAGTTAAATATAAACTAGATTTAGACTGTAAATAATTATAAAAAATATCTCAATAGTCTAAATTATTAATCGGTTTTGTCATAAAAGCACCGATTGTATGGAATTTAGCAGCAACTGCATTACTTTGAATTACATTATTACTAGAAAGTTTTAGATAATAATTTACATATGCTGGATAAGTAATATCGGTTACAAAATTTGGGCATCTAAATTTAATTTCTTGATTTTTAGTTAATTGATAATTAGAGCTAGATGTATTACCAGCTCTTATAAATTGTCCAGATTCATTCATCTGTAGACTAAATTTAGGCTCAATTCTTGTAATATTTTTTATAGAATTATTTACTGTACTTTGATTAGGATCTGGAAGCACTGCAGGATAGCTTTCAGTATCGGTAGAAGCATTTCCAGTTTGTACTATATATTTAGACTCATTTAAAGTATAGCTGAAATCAGTATTGTAATTAAATAATTCAATTCTACCAGCTAGAATATTTCTTAAAGCTAGTTTGTTATATAGTTCTTTTCCTAAAAATTTAATATTACTTGTATTAGTATTGCTTTCTTCAATTAGAATGGTACTGCTTAAATCATGCTCTGTGCCATCACCGAGTAAGAATTTTGTATATAATATAGGCTCATTTAATACAACATTTTTAATTTTAGGGTGAGCATATTCTATTGCATCTAAAATACTTTCAAATGGAATTTCTTCCCCAAATTCCATTTTTCGCATATTAAATTTTGTATATATTTCTTTTTTTATAGCATCTAATATAATTGTTTCTTCTGCTAAGTTTACTTTTTCTGTTGTAGTAATTTTAGCATCTAATCTTAAATAGTTTTTAATAGCAACTATTTCATGATCTTCAGGATATTTAATTTTATGTGCAATTGTTTTATTATTTTCTAATTCTTTTTCAATAGATAATCCATTATCTTTATATAATTTAAAAGAGCTAATATATTCAGATTGATTGTTATTGCCATAAACTGTTTTAAATGGATAAAGTATTAAATCAAAGTGATCTATTAGAGCTTCTTTATTTCCATTGTTCTCAGTGATTATTGGTTGTTCTTTATAACAAACACCAAAATCATTGAAACTACATAAGACAATAGCACGATTTATATCACTACGAATATCTGAGACCATAATATTTGATACCATTGGAGTATTATCATCTTCCATTAAACTATAGATTTTATTCATATAATCTCTACAAGTTACTAATGTATCAAAAGTTCCTATAGTTTTTTTATAATTTTCATAAGCAGCTGTAATAGATTCTTTATTAGCTCCACTTTGTGCTGCAGATAAATTATAGATAGTAAAATCTTGTGTTGTAAATTTTTTTCAATTATCATCTGATGGAAGTTCAAATGTATTTAGCGTTAGTGCTGCAATATTTCCAGCATTTCCGCTTGTTCTTATATAATGAATTTCTAAACCATCACCAATAATTTGACTAATATCTTCTGGAAATTGCAAATAAGGTCTAGCTTCTCTAGAATCATATCCAAATTTATATATTTGATTATTTAATCTCTCTGTGTATAGATTTGTTCTTTTTTCTCACTTGGTAGATTTTACACCATCTTTTATACTATATACAAAAATACCATTTTCTGCTATTTGAGTTTCTGGTAGATAAAATCTATTATTATCATCAAGTAATTCAATAGTTACAATATTATTATTAACTGTTTCACATAATACATGTTGGCCTTCAATACATAAAATATTTTGACTATTTAAATCTGTACTAAAATTCTTTGCTTCTAAGGTTACATAGTTGATATCTTTTTCAGCATTTGTTATAGATGAGAACATAGGGAGAGTAAGATCTGATATTCCATTATCTGTAAATATTGCTTTATCTCCAACAAAGTTCATTACTATTTCAGTCACAGCGGACTGATAATATTTCATATTATATCCCATCATTTCACAAAGATTTCTCATGCTCTCTTCTTGTGCTGCTGTTGGCATAAAAGCTTCTAAAGTATTTATGTCGATATTATAATTTAGTTTGTCAGCTATTGCAGTAAGAACTTTTAGTAATACTACCCCAGGGTCACTTTCATTAGCATGTGCAGGATTTCATCTGTTAGAAATTTTTCCAGCAATCTCTAATAGTTCATTTCAAATTTGGTAGTAATCTTTTTTAGTAGCAGATAGTGTAACTGCATTTAATTCATTATTAGTTATCATAAATTACTTTCCTTTCTCTTATACCATATCAGATTCTTCAAAAAGTTTAAGACTATATGTATTTACTTGATAGTCTATTTGATTAATTCCTGTAATAGTACAATAAATTTTACCTTTTTCTTTCTCTTTAAATACTTTTATATCTCTACGCTCTACACGAAGTTGTGGCATAAATAAACCTATTTGAGTATATAATACATCTATTAACATATCTCTTAGCACATAATTATTTTGCTCAAATAAAAATCTTTTTAATAATATTCCATAATAAGGGTCTCCGACCAATTCCCCTCGTTCACTTTGTAGTAATAATTCAAGATTTTGACGAGTGGCTTTTAAAAAATCCTCAGTGTTTCATGTAGCTGTATTATTTGCATTATTAAACATTTGTGGAAATTTTATTGCATCCATATACTTGACCTCCTGGTTATTTATCATATAATTTAGCAATAATTTAAAAATAGATTTAATAAATTTAAAAAAGGTGACTTTTTAATAATCACCTTTTATTACATTCAATATAATTCTTCACAAGCTTTTTTAATAAATTCTAAGTCTGTACCATATTCAATAGTTTCATAGTCAATAACGTTTGTATTTCTATTGCCTCGTCCACCAATTATGATAACATCATTCTCTTCAGATTGAAGTAATGCTTTTAATATTGCATTATATCGGCTTTTCGCGTCATCACAAGGAATAGTTAACTTAGATTTCATTGCTTCAATAATTTTATCATAGTCTCCATTTCCAAGATCAAGTACATTTAGAATAATCGAATCGATGTAGTTATTATAGCAATACGCATAATAGTCTGGCATAGCATTTTCTAAACTAGTTGTTTGCTTAATCATAGTATCTAGTAGACAATTGTTTCTGAAATTATCAATATATTTTGTTGTAGACACTGTGCCTCTAAGTGGTGATGCAACTAGCCTAATTTTGTTAATCTTAGGAGCCTCTATTATTTCGTTATTTACAGTATAACTTATATTTTGTTCATAGTCTTTTTCTATTTGGTTACGTTGCTTATTAAAATATATACATAAATATAAATTGTCAGGAGAAATAATTATTGTTCTATCTTTTCACTTAATTTTTTGAGATCTTCCAGCAATATATAAATTAGGAGATCCTATAAATTCAGCTCAAGCATCTTCATTTAGCTCTTCAAAGAAATCAGCTATTGCATAAGCACATAAACTATTATCTAAATTAAAACCATCTAAATAAGTCTTATAAATTCTAGCTTGTCTATTAGGTGCTTTTAAATTATAAAAACTACATTTGAATGAGTCATACATATTAATATTTTTAGCACCTTCCTTTAAATTATCAGAATCCTCAAAATAATAATCTAGCTTAATATCTTTAAAATCTGGAGTGCAAGTAGGATGTACATTATAGTATAGTTTTTTAGTTGTTATACTATCTATAAAAGCTCTACGTTTATATATGTCTTCTTTATTTTCTTCTATTCTCATATTAATGAGTACTGGACAATCATTCATAGCTAAAAACTTTAATTTTAATTTAAAATATTGGTCTTTATCTTTATATGCTTGATCCATTGCACCACTTCAGAATGAAGTTAACACTTTTAAATCAAATTTAATATTATCAAAAGCACCTCTTCCAATAGAACCTTCTCAGCATTCAAATATTAAATAGTCAGCTTCATATTCTCTACATTCATTTAGAACATTTGCTATAAACTCCTCAGTAATTTGAGCTGGATCATATCCTATTTTTCGATTTATTGCAGTTGCTGGAGAGTCTACATAGGCAGAAGAGTATAAAACACTCTTCTTACCTATAGATTGCAGATATCTATGAATTAATACTGCTACAGACGTTTTACCGCATGTGCCAGTGATTCCAATAACTTTTAAATCGTTTATATCATATAGTTTATTCGAAAGCTTATTAATAGTGTATTTTCTCTTATTAATTTTAGCTATTTCGATTGTCTTAGCTTTATTAGAATTTTCATTAAATCGTTTCTTTTCTCTTAAAGACTCTTTTTCCATAATCTCACTAAAAGACTTTATAACTTTTAATTTTTTACTATTTACTTCTATTAACTTATCAAAATTTCTTTTCATAAATTAGTCCTTTCTTATTAAGATTAACCTTCTGAATCTGTTCCACCACCAGTAGAACCACCAGTAGAACCACCAGTAGACTCTATAGCATCTTCTAAATCTGAAACTTTTTCTTCTAATGCTACTATTCTATCTATTAAGTCTGGTAAATAAATGTCTGATCAGTCTGTATTAACTGGGTTGTCAACTTCATACATAGTTTTTCCAGTGAATTGTGCTATTGCGTATTGTACTCCTTGAATCCAGTTCCCAAAGAACGGAATAATCTCATCTAAATATGTAAGGCTTCCATATACCGTCTTAATTTTCATTTTTCCGTCTGAGGTAACACTAAATGCATCACCTACTACAAGACCGTCAGTTCCAAGATAAACTACGTTAATACTTCCAGGCTCACCAGAAAATAGTGCATTATCTGTAACAGTAAATCCACCTACTTTAGTATACTCTGGATTTTGAGCATCCGCATATAGCACAGTAGAAGTTCCATTTTTAACTTCGATTTTACCTGCTGCAATCTCTCCAGTTGTAATTTTTTCAAAATTAGCATTAATTGCCTCTATATCACCATTAATTTTTAATATAGCTGTATTCGCTTTGTCTGCCTCAGATTTAGCACCTTCCGCAGTAGTTTTTGCCTCGCCGGCTTGTGTTAATGCAGAACTAGCATTGTTTGAAGCTGTAGTAGCTACAGAGCTTGCGCTATCAGCCACAGATTTTGCACCATCTGCAGTAGTTTTTGCTTCACCAGCTATAGTTTTAGCGGAGCTTGCATTTGTTGCTGCAGTAGCTGCATCAGATTTTGCTGTAGATGCATCAGATGCCGCAGTAGTTGCAGCACTTAAAGCTGAAGCAGCATTTGAAGTAGCTGTTTCAACGTTAGTGGTTAAAGTTGAAATATTACCGTTTATTGTGCTTAGTGCAGTATCTACATATCCAATTGTTACGGTGCCGTCTTTAGTCACTTTAAAGCCGTCTCCAACTTTAATTCCGTCAGTTCCAATATAAATACCACTACCACTTGTATCAAGACTACTTTTATCTTTATATATTGATGAACTATTAATAGTAAATCCACCAACTGTTACTTCATCAGACATTGCTCCTTGTAGCTTATCAGCATTAAGTGTATACGTATATTTATTATCACTTCCTTTTGTAGCTGTAACTAAATTTACATCACCATGAGAAAGTAAACTAACTAGTCCATCTAATGTGCTATGTTTAACTGGGTCGGTAGCAGAAGTAAAATTATTATTAGTTTTTGTTACACTACTTGTATAAACATATGGGTTATCTTTATCTGGAGTTAATTGATTAGTTGTTCAAGTTCCATTAGAAATAGTTGTGCTAGTAGGTTTTGTAGAATAATTTGAAGCACTTGTTTTATAGTAATAAGCTGTTGTTACAACAGTATTTCCACTTGAACCTGTAGCCCCGCGCTCTGCAATAGAGTGAGACAAACAAGTTCCTACTAATTCTCCAGAATCAGATGTGCTTCT